ATGTATAGAGGTCAAGGATAGGTGTAAATTATTTAAGTGGGAGTGGAAGTTATGAATGAACAGTATGAAAACAAACTAGAAGAAATAGAAAGAGTAGAGTCTGCTGAACTTGTAGCAAGAGGGATAACTAAAGGAGCAAAGTATCTTTGTTACCCTATTACTGATATTACTTCACAACTTTCTAGTTTAGCTAATGAGTGTGGACTAGAAGAAGATATGGAAGATTATTTAGATGATGTAAGGGAAGCAGAAAATAAATTAGAGAGTGCTTTCTACAGATGTGAGGAAGCTTTCTCTGACAGAGTATCAACTTTAAGATATGAACTACAAGATATTGAAGAGAAGGAGAGTGAGTATGACGAAGGATGAATTAATTTTAATAACAGTCAATCTACTATTTTTTGTAGTAGTTGGTTTGCTTATTTATTTTTTATAGGAGAATGAGTAAAAGAAATCCTGTTAAGAAGAACATGGATAAATTTCATAAGCCTAAAACCCATAGGGATAAAACTAAATACAATCGTAAAGAGAAGGAGAAGATATGTTAAATAATATGGATCACGAAAACGAACTCATTAATAAAGTTTTCTTTTATGGAGACTACCTTGCACATCAAACTGCAAGTGGCAAAGAAGAAAGTGGTATTCGTTTAACTCATAACATAGACACAGAACTTAGTAGAGAAGAGGTAAAAGAACTGTTTGATCTATGCATCAAAGGACTTGTAACACAGGAGAAATTCTATGACTGAGTATGACGCACTAGCTATCTACAAAGAGCAAGAAGAAAAGGAGAAGTGTACTGCTATCGAAGGCAACAATGGAGTAATCACTTATCACTTTGCTGATGGCACGACAGAGGTATGGAAAAAGAAGGGTAGATTAGGTAGATTCTTTCCGAAGCTTAGTAAGATTAAAGAAAGAGAAGTTGAATAAAAACAGAGGTATTAAGGTATGGCTTACTTCTAGTTTGTCTCTTAGAAACGATTTGTGAGGGTCGTTTTCAATGACTGAACAATTATATTCAGAAATCAAAGGCACATATGCTTTTGCTAAAGCTAAAGATTATTTAGGTAATTGGCATTACTTATCTGCTGAGAATGAAGAACAAATTGAAAAATATTGTGAAGAGTATTCTCCTCAAGGTATCTATCCACATAGTAATAATAAATTAGCTATTGAAGTTTGGATAAATTATGTTGATCCGATACAGGTATGTTTCTTCTTTACTTGGGTAGGTAAAAGACATAATCCTTTTGTGGTGGCAAAACCTTTTAAATATAAAGGTACTACGAAGTGGACACCTTAAAGGATTTCCTAGCTAACCAAAATCATATGGGAGTTTTGACTGCTGACTTAACCATTGTCATAGTCTTTCTCATAGCTTGGTTGTGGTACAGAAACTTAGCTATCCTGGTAATGGCTTGTATTTATGGGTTTTTTATGGTAGTATGGCACTATAATTTTTGATATGAAACACAAAGTATTAGATTTGTTTAGTGGCATTGGTGGGTTCAGTCTTGGTATGGAGAAAACAGGAGGATTTGAAACTGTTGCATTCTGTGAGATTGAACCCTTCTGCCATAAAGTTTTAAAGAAACATTGGCAAGACGTACCAATTTACAACGACATAAAGGAGTTGACTTATGAAAAAATGCAAGCAGATGGAATTGAACCTACTGTCATCACAGGAGGATTCCCCTGCCAAGACATTTCAGTTGCAGGAGAACAAAAAGGAATCATTGGAGAACGATCATCTCTTTGGTCGGAGTATGCGAGGCTCATCGAAGATGTACAGCCGACATGGGCGATTATTGAAAATGTACCGACCCTTCGATCTAAAGGACTTGCCTTGGTCTTACAAAATCTCAGCGAGATCGGGTATAATGCAGAATGGCATTGCATACCCTGTTCCACAGTTGGTGGGTTACACCGAAGAGATCGCATATGGATCATCGCCTATCCGATGGAGAACCCCCGATGCACATTCGGACAGAGGAGCTTCATCGAAGGAGAGAATGAAGATGAAGTTGGAGAAGGGAATGCCAATCAGTATCAACGATCAAGTAGCACATCGAGAGATGATAGACGAACACAAGAAACAGAAGAGGGAAATGTGGGCAACACCAAACACAATGGATCATCTACCTCCGAAGTCAAAGGAAGCTATGAAGAAGCAGTTCCTGGGCGTGAGAAAAGGCAGAACCAAGCCGTTAAATCTGAGGGAACAAATATTCGAGGAACTATATCCCAATCAATTGTTTCCAACCGAACTGTATCCAACTCCATGTGCAAGGGATTGGAAGGGAGCAAACAAGATGCAAACCATAGTGGACAAAGCGAAGAAGGGAATGAGGTCACATCTAGGTCAGCTTCCGAATCGAGTGGCATTAGAGGAGAGCCTAAACATATTGTCACAAGAGAACAGATCGAAAGATTTGCACAATATGCCAAAACCCAATGGACAACTGAACCCAAATTGGACAGAGTGGCTTATGGGATATCCAATAGGGTACACAGACTTAAAGGAATAGGTAACGCAGTTGTACCACAAATACCACAATTTCTAGGAGAATCTATTTTAAATTTTGAAAAGGAGAATATATGAAAAATCAAATAATTTCAATTTTTGTATCAACAATAATTGCAGTTGTTGTTTCTGTCTTAGTTACTAAATCACTTACTAACTTACAGATAGACATGGAACTGCAAGAAGCTTATGGAGGTTTGGTCAATAGGATTAATGTCCTGGATCAATCCAATGATGATGCTTACCAGGAACTTAACAAACTTTATCAATCCCTAGATGCTATAACTTATGATGAAAGCATTGACGAATTAGCTAGTAAGATAAAGGGTTTAGAAGAATCTGTTTCTACTTTAGAATACTCTGTTATCTCCCTAGATGATAGAGTATCTCTACTAATAAGACCTTTAGTAACAGAAGAACCTACCCTTGTAGTTGAAGAAGCTACTCCAATAGTTGTTGAAGAAGTAACTAAAGAACCTACTAAGATCATAAAGGATTCGTGGCAAGAGCCTACCTTTCTTAGCTGTGTAGATGATAGACTTTCTAAACCATCTACTAAATCTTTAGTGCGAACTTTAGAGAAGGCTAGATCAGTAGGAGCTTTTGAGTTTGGAGTAACGTACAACGTAGCATCTAATGGTACTGTTAATAACGTCAGCGTGGAAGATGGAATACCAATAGACATTCAAAGGATAGCTACAAGATACATCAGTAAATTTGAGTATGCTTCAGCAGATGTAGGTGTGAATAATTGTGTCTATGCCATGCGGTTAGTAGTACAGCAATAATTTAGTCCTGGTAAACCATTGACACATTACAATAATCTTGGTATAATTCGCCATGTGGAAAATGAGATGAAGAAAGGAGACTTAGTAAGGTTTAATCCCACTCGGTATATCTTTGAAAAAAAGTTGAAGAGTCGTAGTTGGTATAGTGGTTTTTACATATACAAGATTATTACACTTGGTCGCAAGTGGGCAACCCTACGCATGAATTGTAATAATTCTTTAAAGCGAATGCCGATTGAAGTTTGGGAAGACCTTGCTAAAAGTAATGACCTTGCCAAGATTGTAGATGGTAAACCTATTTACATAAACAGATAGAGGGAAGCATGTTTAATAAATCACTAACTTTAAATGATAGTCAAATGAGGATTCTTCATACAGAAGCTTATGCCGAATGCTACACTTTGAAAATACCTTTTCAAGTGGAACATGAAGATGCTGATGCTATGTTTGTGATCTCATTTCCTAGTGAAAATGCGTACAATGATTTTATGGCTTATATTTATAAGCCTTATCTTACATTGTAACAGGAGATATAGTATTGATAGGACACCTCATACCCTCCAAAAATCAAGCTATGCCATTCAGTTTGGCTCTAGTTTGGGAGTCTAGAATCTCAATAAAACTCCCAAGTTTTTTTAATAAATATGGAGAAAACATATGCCTTTAGTAAAAGGAAAAAGCATGTGGTCTTTTATTACCACACCTAGCCACAAGTTTCCACCCCCAACATACCAAATTACTTTGTTGGTTGACGATGAAACTGCTGATGAGTTTAGTAAGCAAGGTTTTAAAGTCAAAGATACCGATGATGGTAAAGCTTTGTTCATAAAGAGATGGGCAACCAGGAAAGATGGCACTCCAAATCCTGTTCCTAAACTAATTGATGCCGACAAAGAGCCACTAAATGTGGCTATTGGTAATGGCTCAGATGTAGTTGTTCAGTACAGAACTTGGGAAGTTACTAATGAATTTGGTTTTCATAAAGGTTTAGAACTGCAAGCAGTACAAGTACTTAATTTAATTGAGTACAATCCAACTACTGCTGATGGCGAAGAACTTGGATTGGATTCAACTAACGATTCTGAATTGGAGTTTTAAAATGGCAAAGAAAGAAGTAGAAGAAGTAGTAGAGCAAAGACCCTACATAACTATTGATGATGTGCAAATATCTGTAGATGAATTGCCTGAAGAAGCAAGAGGAATCTTTGGTAGGTTGCAACGATTGAATCAGAAGAAAGCTAATATTGTTTTAGACTTGGAAGAAATCCAAGCAGGTATTAACTTCTTTTCAAATAGAATTGTAGCTATTGTTAATGAAGCTAAAGAACCTATCCCTGTAAATGGGGAAGATGAATCTGCTCTTGAGTCTGACGAAGATTCAGAGTAGATGTGTGTGCCGAGAAGGTAAAACTTCTCTTGTCGAAACGAGGGGGTAGAGTAATCTGCCCTCTCACAACGGAGGTTCTATGCCATCAAACGGAGTAGCTAAAACACATCAATCATGTCCTGTTTGTGGACATCATAAATGCGTATCTGTTTTTAAGAGTGGCTCGGCTTGGTGTCATAGTCACTCCAAGACCATTTCTGATTACAAGAAAGCTTGTGAAGAAGCTGATATATTTATGGAAGAACAACCAATAGAAACCCAAAAGAATTACACTAACATAGAGTCTGCCGAGTATGGAGCTTTAGCGGATAGGAAAATATCAGAGGAAGTTGCTCGTAAGTATGGAGTGCAAGTTATTTATGGTACAGATGGTAAAGTAGCACAACATCTTTATCCTTATTTTGGAGAGGGTAATTTTACAGCTACTAAAATTCGCTACATTAAGGATAAACGATTTTCCTGGTCAGGTTCACATACGGAATCAGGTTTGTTTGGCGAAAACTTATTCAAGTCAGGAAAATATTTAACGATTACTGAGGGCGAATTAGATGCCATGTCTGCCTATGAGTTGATGGGAGGTAAAGGAGCAGTCGTTTCCATTAAAGGTGGGGCAGGTAATGCTGTTGGCGATGTAAAGAATAGCTTGGAATTTATAGAAAATTTTGACACTGTTGTTATTTGTTTTGATCAAGATAAAGTAGGTAAGGATGCTTCTAAAAAAGTAGCTAGGATATTAAAACCAGGAACAGCTAAGATAATGACCTTACCTAATGGTTTCAATGATCCTAACGACATGCTTAAAGCAAATGAACATCAAAAATTTAACTATGCTTTTTGGGATGCTAAAGTTTATACTCCTAGTGGGGTTTTAAATGTTTCAGAGAGTAGGGAGAAGTTTCATGATAGGAAAATTAAAGAAAGTATTCCTTATCCTTGGGAAGGTTTGAATGATAAACTTTATGGATTAAGACAAGGAGAACTTGTTACCCTTACAGGAGGCACAGGACTTGGTAAGTCTTCCGTAACTCGTGAATTAGAGCATCACTTAATAACACACACGAAGGATAACGTAGGAGTGATAGCTCTTGAAGAGGATTGGCGAAGGACAGTTGATGGTATTCTATCTATTGAAGCCAATGCGAGACTGTACATAGACCAAGAAAGGGAAAAGTTAAGCCGAGAAGAACTAGATAAATTATTTGATATACTGTATGACGGAAACAATAAGAACAGGGTGTGGATTCATGCTCACTTTGGTACGAATAGTATTGACGAGATATTTTCTAAACTTCGTTTTATGATTATAGGGTGTGATTGCAAATGGGTAGTGGTAGATCATCTACACATGTTGGTGTCTGCTGTGCATATAGGAGATGAACGTAGAGCCATTGATGATATTATGACTAGACTTAGGAGTATCGTTGAGGAAACAGGAGCAGGACTAATCCTGGTATCTCATTTGAGAAGGGTTGATGGCAACAGAGGACATGAACAAGGAATCGAAGTGTCTTTAAGTCATTTAAGGGGCAGTCATTCGATTGCTCAAATAAGTGATTGTGTCATTGCATTGGAGAGAAATCCCCAAGCCGATGATCCTAATGAAGCGAACACTACTTATTTGCGTGTGCTTAAATCTAGATACACAGGAGATATTGGGTTGGCTTCGTCTTTATTTTATAATCATCAAACAGGTAGATTGAGTGAATCGGAAAAGGAAACTTTTGAATTTAACGGAGGACAACATAATGAACTTAATCTTTGATGTCGAAACAGACGATCTTAAAGCTACAAAGATACATTGTATCGTGGCACAAGATGAAGAAACTATGGAGATTTTTAAATTCCCTCCTGAAAAATTACAGGAAGCTTATGAATTGTTAGAGTCTGCCGATAAATTAATTGGTCATAACATCATTGGTTTTGATATACCTGTAGTAGAGAAATTTGGTAAGGTTAAACTAGCTCACAAACCTGTAATAGATACTTTAGTTCTGTCTCGTTTGTTCAATCCTGTGCGTGAAGGTGGTCATAGTTTACAAGCTTGGGGTTATCGGTTAAAGATGCCTAAGATAGAATTTGAAGACTATCAAACTTACAGTAAAAAGATGTTGGATTACTGTGTGAGAGATGTGCAACTGAATACATTGGTACTTAGAGAACTTCGTAAGGAGAGTAAAGGTTTTTCTAAGGAGAGTTTGGACTTAGAACAAGCCGTAGCGAGAGTGATGAAACAACAGGAATCAGATGGTTTTGAATTTGATACCAGGAAAGCTCAAATACTTTTAGCTAAACTCAGGGAGAAGATGCAAGCTACGGAAGACAAAGTACATGAAGTATTCAAACCTAAGAAGGTTGACATAAAAGAAGTAACTCCTCGTTTAAAGAAAGATGGTACATTGTCCAAGCAAGGCTTGACCGATGAAGAGTATGAACAAAGACTACCAACAAATTGTACAAGAACTTTTATGCGTAGAAAAATACAAGAATTTAATCTTGGTTCTCGCAAACAGATAGGCGAATACTTAATAGAATTTGGGTGGAAGCCGAAGAAGTTTACTCCAACAGGGCAACCTATTGTAGATGAAACTACTTTGGCAAACATAAAAAAGATTCCTGAAGCAAGTCTTATTGCTAAGTATTTATTGTATCAGAAACGTATTGCTCAGATAGATTCTTGGGTAGAAGCTCAAGAAGAAGACAACAGAGTGCATGGTTTTGTCATACCTAATGGAGCCATCACAGGTAGAATGGCACATCGCAGTCCTAACATGGCTCAAGTGCCGAACATAAAGAGTCCTTATGGTAAGGAGTGCCGAGAGTGTTGGATTGTCAGGGAAGGATATAAATTAGTAGGAATAGACGCAAGTAGTCTTGAGTTAAGGATACTTGCACATTACATGAAAGACGAGGAGTTTACACATGAAATTACCAACGGAGACATACACAGCTTTAATCAAAAACTTGCAGGACTTGAATCAAGAGATCAGGCGAAGACATTCATCTATGCACTCATATACGGAGCAGGAGATAAAAAACTTGGAAGTGTGGTTGGAGGAAATCAAAAAGATGGCGAAAGACTTAGACAACATTTCTTTGATAATAAACCAACATTTAAGGCTCTCAGAAATAGAGTTACAAAATCATCTACCAAAAAATACCTCAAAGGATTAGATGGTCGTAAGTTATTTGTGCGTCACCCTCATGCAGCATTGAATACTTTACTGCAAGGAGGAGGAGCTATCGTTATGAAACGAGGTTTGGTCATGTTGGATTCATTAATAAACTTGCAAACTTTAGACGCAAAATTTGTAGCTAACATTCACGATGAATGGCAGATGGAGGTTAGGGAAGACATAGCAGATTTCGTAGGTAGGCTTGCCGTTGATTGTATACAGACGGCAGGTAATTATTATAAACTTGGCTGT